TCAATGTGCCTGTCCCGATTATTTCCGGCTTCGTGGATACGTGGCAGGCAAAGATGGCGAAACACGTTCCGCTTACCTTTGACCAGGGCGTTGATTCGGCTGATTACCGAGCCGCAAAGAAAACCACAGCTTTTTACGGGAAGATTAAGGTCAAGGATGAGTATGACTGGGATATGCAGGAAACAGACGGCACGAAGCTTGCAGGAATCTACGGCCGCACGATTTACAAATATTACGCCAGCTCCACTAAGGGATATGAAAGCAACCTTGAACCGGTTGATGTTTATGACTTCTACACCGACCCTCTTGGCGGAGGGATTGACGAACGCGCCAAATATAAAGGCCAGGACAACATTTTCCGTTCTAAAGAGGAATTGAAAGCGGGAGCTGAAGCCGGGTTGTATGACGCAGGGCAGGTTTCTAAGCTGATTAACGCGACCAAAACCGAAACCCTTGTTGACAATGACACACAGTTTAAAGCCAAGCACAGTCGTTTAATGGCTTTGGGAATGGACGGGATAACTCACAACTATGCCGGCCAGAACCTTTACAAGCTTGTTGAATCGGGGACTACTTTTAACGGTGAACGCAATTACGTTGTTTGGAACTATGAAACAGGCATTTGGGTAGCGTGTGTACCGTGGAAAGAACGTTTTAAATCGAACCTGTGGTGCTGGCCTTCGTGGGCCACCAACCGGGATATTTTCAACTTCTGGAGCAAGAGTCCGTGTGATGACATCCTGCCGGTTGCTGAATCTATCCGCATCCTGATCAACCAGGAATTAGACAACAGAAACAAACGCAACTACGGCCAAAGAGCCTATGACCCCTCTGTTTTCCCCGAACCTGCCCAGTTAGAGTGGCGACCTGACGGCCTTGTGGCATTAAAAGCCGGCACATGGCAGATGCAGGGGGATATGAACAAAGCCCTATTCCAGTTTGAAACGCCAGAGTTAAAAGGCAGCATTGACCTGGCCAACTGGCTGGACAACATGCTGAAAGAGAAAACAGGCGTGAACAGCGAAGCCCAGGGAAATACCGATACCTCTAAAGTCGGAATTGCTTACTTAAATGTTCAGCAGTCAGCCGAGCGCATGAAATTGGCTATGGAGTCCAAAACCAAATGCTGGGTTGCTATTGGTAAGCGCTTTTTATGGGGACTTTCCGAACATATGAGAGGAGCCGAGGCTGTCAGGATTATTGGCGAAAAAGGCTATGAGGAAGACAAGCTCCACCGTTTTGAAATAAATCCCGAATGGGACGTTCAAGTTTCCGGTGGTGATGATGAGAAAGCGAATGACGCTTTGCAGAAAAAAGCCTTAGCGGAAATGTTTAAGACCTTAGCTCCCGATGAGCTGCTTGTCACCAGTCCGAAATGGCGCGTAAAAACCAAAATGCAGAGCATTGAGATCCCTGACGATGAAATACGCCTTGCTTTTGACCTTCAGGATGAAAGCAACCGTGAAGTCTTAAGCAGAGCTTCCAAGATGATTCAGGATTGTTTAGAGGGTAAGGAATACAAGCCATACCGAGGCGCTACGACCGTCTTTTGCCAAAAGATTGTGGATTTCGCCACTGAAGAAGACTTGCCCCTGGAAAAGTACATGAAGCTAATGCAGATTGCTGAAATTCATTTGCCTATAGCCGCAGAGAACGCCGCCCGCAAAGCGGTTCAAACGCGAGCGCAGCAGGGATTACCCCTAATGCCAAGTGAGCCGGGGTTCCCGACTGAAACTCCTACACCAAACACGCCCGAAGGAACAGCCAGCCAGTCGCAACAGATGACACAATTAGCCCCAGCACCGTATGCAAGAACTTGAACAGCTTAGGCAATTAGTTTTTAGCGGGGGATTTGATGAGGAAAGCAAGAAGGACGTTTTGAATTTTGAGAAACGACTTCACGAAGTAGCGGTAAAGGAAAACCTAAAAGACACTCCTGTTTTCAAAGATTATATTGACTGGTTACAGGCTGAAGTTGACCGCTGCAATTTGCTTTTACAAAACGACAGAACATTAACTGACAGACAGCGTGACGAGCTGTTTGCAAAGAAAGACATTTGTGACCGCTTTCTCTCAATCTTCAACGGAAGTCATCGAGAACAGCTCGAATCCGCCATTAAAGAAGCCCTCGCTCGCGCAAAGAATTCGTAAGTTTTTGACAAGAGACCAAAGACCTATTACGATACCAGTAACAAACCGCAACGTAATTATCATTACGGCATTTCCCAAAAAAGGAATTGTTACCCTTTCCTACAAAGGTGAAACCAAAACCGCGTTAATTGAAGATGGCTCTCTCCGTAAGATGGTTAATGGCATAGATTACCAAAAGAATTCCTTTCAGTTTTTTCACACAGTAGCAATATTATTTTCACAATTAACCAAGAAATAAATGTATGGCAAAAAAGGCAAAGGTAGCCGAAGAAAAGGCACCAGCTGTTAATGAAGACAGCAACGAGCGTGGCGCGGCCGACATAGAAGAAACCGCACCAGCTCCGAAGAAAGCCAAGAAGACTTCCTTTGACGTGTTCAACGCTACAGGCGGATTTGTCCGCACTTACAGTGTTGAAGCGCACGGCAAAGAAGCGAAAAAATTGGCCAGCGAATACGCCGGTAAGATAAAAGGCGAAGTTAGATAGTTCCTTTCAACTACAATTTAAAGAATCACCAACATTGGCGGTACTGTACAAACTGCTAAGGTCTTGGTGATTCTCGTCCTTAGCAGCTCATACAACACCGGCAATCTGCCGGTTTTTTGTTTTAAGCAACAATCCAAAACGCTTTCGGATAATTGGCTCTCCGTTTACAGCCATTCTTGCCCGATAGGGCAACCCAAAAACATATGACTGAAGTAGTTATTGGTGACGACAAAATCGTCACCGACCTGCCTGCCGAGGCAGTAGCCGATTTACAGGCTCCTAAAGAACCTGAAGCGGAACCGGCAAAGCCTGCGGAGGCTGAAACACCGCCTGTAGCGCCTAAGACAGAGGAACCAAAAACTGAACCTGAAAAGGTAAAAGTTGAGGAACCTAAAGAGCAGCCTGATACGAAAGTAGAACGGCAGCCCAAAAAGGCAACGCCCTTTCAAACTCTCCTAGAAAAGAAGCACGAAGCTGAGCAGCGTGCGGAGAAGGCTGAAAAAGCCCTCCAACAACACTTGCAAAAGGCCGGAGAACAATCAACGCCCGTTACCACAAGCGACGTAGCGGAGATTCTCGAAAAATACGGCGTCGATGATGCAAATAAAGCTTTGTTCAACGACCTTGTAGTGGCCATTCGCGCCGGCATTAAGCCTGAGCTTCCAAAAGAAGTGCAGGATTTGATTGCCAAGCAGCAGCAAACCGAGCAGGAAAAGGCCGAGCAACAGGCTTTTATAGCCGATTACTCACGCCTCCAGTCCGCTTTAGGTGACGAGCTTCTTAAAAAGCCCGAAGTACGGGAGAAACTAATGGAGTTGGCTTATTCCGATAAGCCCGCGCCTGACGGTGAACCTTACTTCAAAAAGCCCCTCTTTGAGCTTTACCACAAATTCGTAAAGCCTGAAGTTGAACCTGGCAAACCTTCCGCCGAACCTTCACAGGGAGGCAGTAAGGCAGGTACTGATGTTGTGGACTTTGAAGAAATTCATAACGACGAAACTAAACTAATGGAGTTCTTGGATAAAGAACCCTTAGGCAGCCCTCAATATCAGGCTTACATCAAATGGAGAGATGAAAGGACACCTGACGTGCCGATTAGGCATGCCAGAACATAATTAATCCTTACTTAAATGGCATTATCTGCAAGTTTCGCGACAATATGGTCGCGGGAAATGCAAGAAGTCCTCTGGGTATCGAACGCATGGCGTCCCCAGGCTAATTTCCGATTGGAAAAAGAGCTGAAAGACGGCGACACGGTAAAACGTGTTTATCCAACCAGGATGGTTCCAAATGACTATACAAGGTATAGCGACGTAACCCTCCAAACAGGCACCACCACTGCGGAAAGCCTTACGGTTGATAAAACGCCCACCATTCCGTTCGTTATTTCAGACTTGGACGAATTGCAATCCACTCCAAAAGCACGACAAAAGTTCACTGACATGGCCGTAGAACAGTTGAACAACGTTATTAACGGCTATTATCTCGCTGAAGTTGCCAACGCTACCTCAACGGTAGACGCGGCCGACTTTGGCGGCACTTCCGGCAACGGTTTAACTCTTACCGTTAACAACTTAGACAAGATGTTTGCCCTTGCACAAAAGCGCTTAGGCAGGCAGAACGTATATAACTTTAAACCGGGTGAGTCTCCCTTTTTCGCTAACATTACCCCTGATGTCTATCAGGTTCTTATTGAACGCTTATCAGGGAAAGACAGCGCGTTAGGCGATTCAACAGGAACAAACGGTCACGTCGGCAGGTACAACATTTTTGACCTGTATGTAAACAACGGCGCTTATTTTACAGGCACGCTTTACATGGCCACTCTGCCAACTGACGGCGATACCTTAACCATTAAGGTTGCCGACCAGACAATCACTATAACTTTTGTAGCTACTCTTTCCGCCACTACCGGTGCGAGTGAAGTCCACATTGCCTCCACGGTGGACATTACCCGCGCCAATTTGGCCGAGTTCTTAAACGCGCCAGGTACCAGCGAA